TTGATAAGAAACCGAGAGAACCAAGTCCCTGGATAGTGGAATTAAGACTAGGTTGCACAGTTGATAAAAAGCCGAGAGAACCAAGTCCCTTTAATGTAGAGTTCAGCGTAGGTTGCAAACTGCTTATGCTACTTAGAAAACCTAGAGATCCAAGACCTGTAATTGTTGAATTTAATCCAAGAGTACTGATGTAACCAAGGCTACCCAGGCCATTTGTTAGGCCAGTCGCGGTACTTACAAGTTGCCCACCAGTAACACTTCCAGGAATACCTCCGTTACCAATTGCAGTAGATAAAGTTGATAGACCTGGAATAATATAGGAAATTGAAGTTGAATTGCGTTGAAGCGTAGAAGGTAAATTATCGATTCCAAGCGAACTGCTTATATAATTTACTTGACTCATCCAATTTACACCTCCAATTCCATCGGTCGTAATTGTATAAAAAGAGGATATGGGAAGATTTGTTATTGGATCAAGAGCAAATAATGACCGGAGAATATCTATTGTATTTATGCTTGTAGTTCCTGCACCTCTTCTTTGAAAGGCGCTCGGATCCATTGCGCTACTATAGTCTGTTTAGATTCACTCTTTCTTTCAGAGACACGCAATAGAATGACCGGAAGTGGCGGCCTCTTACAACTTGTCGCATTAGGCAAACAAGATGTTTTTATTACAGGTAATCCTCAAATCACCTGGTTTAAGTTCGTCTATCGCCGCCATACAAATTTTGCAGTGGAATCAATTGTAATGTATTCAGATAATACTCCTGATTTTGGAAAAAAGGTCAGCTGGCTAGTTCCGCGTGCAGGAGATTTATTAGGCCCATGTATTCTTGAAATTACACTTCCTGCGCTTACTAACGCGACTACGGGTGCCCCAGTTTCCTATGTAAATTCAATAGGCCATGCATTAATTCAAGAAATTACAATTACAATTGGAGAACAAGAAATTGATCGGCAAACAGGTGAATGGATGGAAGTATGGTCAAATCTGACTACAACTGAATCTAAGAAATTTGGATATTGGGATATGATTGGTAAAGTTGATGGATTTTCTATACCGACTTTGAATGGCCCATTCAAGATTTATGTGCCTCTGCAATTCTGGTTTTGTAAAAATCCCGGACTCTATCTTCCCTTACTCGCAATGCAGTATCACCCGGTCCGCATTAATATTACATTCCGTGATATTCAAAGTTTATTTTTTAACAATATGGCACCAAGTGATTATAATTGTATAACCGACATGCAGGTCAATAAAGTCTCAATGACTGACTGTGTTCTTTGGGGAGATTATGTCTTTCTAGACGTCGATGAACGTAGGCGATTTGTAAGTAATGCTCATGAATATCTCATCGAGCAGGTTCAATATACATCATTAACACCACTCCCAGCAAATTCTCAACAAGTCAGTGTAAGTCTTGAATTTAATCATCCAATTCGTGAATTTATATGGCTCCTGCAAAGAAATGCCATACGTAACAATCATGAGTGGTTTAATTACAGTAGTTTAGGAATAGCTGAATCTGGAACACGTGATGATCTACTAAGTTCAGCTGTTCTACAATTTGATGGATTTGATCGGTTTCAGGAGAGGAGTGCATCCTATTTCAGACTTGTTCAACCGTGGCAGAGGCATAGTGCCATTCCAAGCGACGATTATGTGTATGTCTATAGTATTGCTCTTCGTCCTGAAGAGTTGCAGCCTAGTGGAAGTGCAAATGCAAGTCGTATTGACTCGATTAAACTACTTGTAACTACAAATCAAGCGACAACTCCAGTTCGCGGTGATTCAACTATCGTTGTCTATGCGACCAATCATAATGTTCTGCGAGTCGTTGATGGATTTGGAGGTGTTCTCTTTACGATTTAATAAGCTTTAGAAAGTCCTAGACAAGAGTAGCAATGGCCGAGCCAAATATAAATTTTACACAAGGAAAGGCCTGGGGAGGCACTCAAATGGATCCAACACTTTTTAAAATCGTGAGTGTTCTCTTTGGTTTTGTTGGATTTGATCATTTTATACTACGGAGCCCAAAAACAGGTCTATTAAAATTCATTGTAAATCTATGCAGTTTAGGTTTCTGGTATTTCTACGACTTGATCCAACTTTTCTATGATGGCGATTTTGTAAAGCAATATGGACTTTCCTATCCTTTCTATGGGCCCTCAGGACTCGGTGCAGGAATTTTTCATGAGGCAGGGAAAGAAAGGGCACCTGATGATTCGGCAAGTCCATTCTATTTTCTACTGTATTCAATTCTAAGTTTCCTGCCGTTTGGAGTAAGCAATGCAGTTGTTGGAGATCTTAAGGGCGGATTAACTAAGTTTATTCTTGTCAGTTTATCAAGCGCAATTCTTTTTAATTTCATGGCCCTCGCAATCAGCTGGATTAATCCTTTTATTTACATTGGAAATTGGTTTTCATTCTTTTTGAGTTTCCTAACAATTTATCCTCTTCTATTTGGAGTTCTCTGGTCGTCCTACAGTCTCTGGACTGTTCTTTTCAACACTCAAAGTCTTTTTACAAAAGGCACAGATCGTATGTTCCCAATGAACCTTATTTTGGGAGAGGAATACGGACCTGCACCGCATCTCTTATCATCCAAATACAAAAAGGAAATTCAGGAGGCGAATGCTGCAGATAAATCAAAAGAGGACAGTGGATTCTTTGGATCTATCGTGTCGCTTCTAAAGATTCTGCCTGAACAACTCATTCCTCCTGCAAAAGAGGCAATTAGTGAAGTAAAAGATGCATCCGTTGGTGTTATACAAGGAGTTGAAAAGGTCGTTGAAGCCGCTGCGGGGCCAGTTAAGGGACTTTCTGCGCTTTCACTTGCAGTTCCTCTTGCAGCAACAAAAGCCGTTGAAGGACTGAGTGCATTTACAGATCCCAAGGCTCTTCAAGAAGCTGCAAAGAGTCAAGTTGGCGGCGGCCTACTTTTGAATTCGAGTGATACATCTCTCTATTCAAATATTTTCATGGGGTTCCTAGTGTTTATTGTACTTGGTGGATTTGCTGCAAGTTATTTGCGGAATAGAACACAAAAATCTAAGGATGAAAATAAGGAGAATCGCGAAGATGTCCCGCCAGACTCAAACAATGGTAATGACTTCCCTCCCGGACCAGCAGCTCTTTGAAGCACTCCTTGGAAAGACATTTGACGAAAGACTCACTCAAATTCCCAAAATAACAGTTGTCTATTTTACTGCAGATTGGTGTGGGGCCTGTAAGCGCATTGATTGGCCTCTTATTGAAAAGACACTCGAATCTAAGAAAATTACATGGTTCAAGTGCGATGTAGATATGAATGATTACACATTAGGATATTGTGGTATGAAATCAATTCCGAGTTTTGTCTGCATCTTAAATGGAGGATTTAAATCAAAGCTGAGTTCATCAAATACAGAAGCAATCATAGAATGGATAAAATACTGTCTTGAATAGAGGGTCGGTATAAATATGGATTTTTCAATTATTGGTGGTGGAATTGCGGGGTTATACTGCGCAGTTCAACTTGCAAAGAAATATCCTAAGGCTGATATACAAATTCTTGAACGCTACAAAGAGCTAGGAGGAAGAATAAGTACATATAGAACAAAAAATAATAAAATACACTACGAATCGGGTGCAGGAAGATTTCATGAAGATCATACACTCCTACGAGGTCTTATTAGTGAGTATGGACTAACGGAATTTCCATTGGCGAATGAAAGTTATTACATAGATAAAGATGCAAAAGAACTTGTTCCGAATCATTTTGAGGCAAGCCTTGAAGGCTGGTTATCCGAGTTTGGGAGACTTTCTAAGGCAACCTTGGCCGAAAATACGATTGGATCCCTTCTAGAGAAAACATTTGGTCCCAAAGGACGAGATTTAACAATCCAATTTCCGTATTGGGCTGAAATCTATACTCTTCGTGCAGATCTTGGAATTAAGAGTTTTGAAAAGGAAATGAGTGGTCATGGTAAGTTCTATGCACTCAAAGAAGGATTTGATCAACTTATTGCAAGACTAGTGGCAGATTTGAAAAAGCATGGTGTAAAAATACAT